CCCTTGCACACCGGCTTTGAAGCCCTCCCAAAGCCCCACAAAGAAGTCCCCAATCGTTTGGCATATACCACCAAGAAATTCTGCAACCCCACCAAAAACGCTCTGGAAGAATTGTCCGACCTCTTTGATATGAGTGATAAGCAACACAATACCAGCAATAATGGCCGAAATTCCTAGCACAATCCAAGTTATAGGGCTAGCCATCATCGCAGCATTAACTGCCCACATCGCTACCGATATTGCTGTAAGCACTCCGACAAACGTGCCTACAAATTCAAGGATCCATTGATTGGCCGATAAGAAATCAATGATATTTATAATTACATCAGCAATACCGCTGAAGCTCTTGGAGATTGACTCTATAGCATTGAAAATTCGTTCTGGGCCGATACGTTCTATCACCTTACCAATAGCCTGAGCTAGACGGTTTTGTAAGTTCTCCAAGGCTGTGCCAATACCACCAGTTGCCGAGCGAGCTTGCTCTTCAAATGAGGCAAAGCCCTCACCTCCCTCAGCGTCCAGCTTCACAATGGCTTCATTGAGTTGACCGAAGCTCACTGTGCCATCCTGCAAAGCTGCATATAGGTCTTGGCTAGTTGCTGTAGCCCCGATGAGTGTCTGAGCTAGTTGTTTGAGCTGACCTGGTGCAGCGTCTAGCATACTTCGCCATGATTGCATATCAGGTTTGCCCGCAGCAAGCATTTGGTTATACTGCTCCATAGCCCTAGCAGCAGCTTCTTGGCCTTTACCACCAGCTAAGAACATATCATTGAGCGCCAAACCCACAGTTGTTGCGTTTACTGTCCCATCATACAAATTGCCCATCGTGGCGGCAAGTTTCTGAATATCGCTCACCGATTGGTCTAGTGAAGTAGGGAGACCCATCAAGCGATCACTCATAAGTTTGATGGATCCGCTAGCCTCATCTGAAGCATACCCAAGCGCTGTCATGACTTTCGGGAAGTTGTTAATAGTGTCAACCCGAGAAATAGCTTTGCTAAGGTTATTTGATATCATCCCTGCAATTTTTGAGACCCCCTTGGCGACCAAAGTGCCAGCGGCTACTGACCAAGCGTTGCCCCAAGCGTTTCCACTGCTCTTGCCAGAACTTTCAATCTGAGTTTCAGTTTTGTCCAAGCTGGCTTTGACTTCTTTCCCATCAAATGTCAATCTTATTACTGCTTCTCCAACTTGTGTTGCCATCTATATACCTCCCTTCGCTAGTGACTCTTCGGATTTAAGCATTTTTATTGCTGCTTTTAGGCTTTTAGGCGCATGCCCTCCTTTATCTGCGTTATTAGCCCCTGCAACGCTCGCTACAATGATATTTTCAAGCCTTAGGCGATTTCTTGCCTCTCTCGCTCGCTCTGCAATTATATATTTTGCCATAGTAGTTTCATCAATTTTGCCGTCTTTCCACGCTATATAGGTTTCATAGCCAAATCTTGCTAGTATTTCTGCAATATATGCGTCTATAGCGTTAAATTTGCGGGTTTCTTTGCCCTTGGCGTTACTTTTCCTAACTTCATGTATCTCTTCTTCAGACAAGAAGTCTGACGCACGATGTTCTCGCACCTTTGCTTTTACGTTATTCAATGTGAGTTCGTGCGCCATCATCTTGCCCCTTACTACGCTTTTACCTCGTCATAAGCTCCGGTAGTCACATTCAACCGCTTCTTTGTGGTCAAATCGTAATCACCAAGCCTTGCTGAATACTGTGGGTAGCCATCAGTTGAATGAAGTGCCGAGTTGTAGATAATCGGGTGTAGGTTGAGTGTAATGGTTGGTGTGTCACCAGTGCCAATCTCAATCTCGTCATCTACACTTGGGATACATCGTGTCAATTCAACATCAGCCGAAGAACCATCATCGCAAAGCCCTTGAGCCACTACAGACATATACTCGCCCTCGGCGCAAATATCTGTACCGTCCCAAATAATGTTCCCAGCGGTTGCGCTTGCGCCAGTATAAGTTGCAGCATTCCATTTCTGGATAGCTTGGCCGAGGTTCTTGTACGTATCCATAAGGAATGTAATCGAACCAGCAAAGCTGTCAAATGTACCAGAAATTGTGGACTCAGTAGAACCCAAACTTGATGCTCGTGTTCGGACTCGTGGAGCGACATTCAAAGTCATGACTGTGTCTTGTCCCAAGTCATCAGCCTCAAGAGTGAACACATCCCATGTTTTTGTGCCGGCATCCCATTTCCTGAACACGACACGGCGTAATTGTGTGATATTCTGAATCATGTTTTACCTTTCAATTAGTGTTAATATCATATACCAGCTCGGCGCTGGCAATCTTCACGACTAAGTTATTACTCGTAATCATAACATTCTGTGGAGTAGTTGTAGGTCTAATCCTTACGTTATGGAATGAGTAGCTAGCACCACCAACGCTTCCGACCAATTCGCAAAAGCATGGATTGTTGATAATCCATGTGAGGATTTCTTGCTGGACTGCTTCGGTTTGTGGTTTATTCGCCAAAGCCACATAGAAATCTACCGTAGAACGCAAATTAAGCCCCTTTGGAGAGTTCATAGCATTGCCACCCCTAGTTACTAGCCAAACGCCACTTGCAGGCTTTCCATTGGCTTGTAGAGGCGCTTGTTCCCAAAAACAATTCTTGTCTATTTCAAGACCAGCCACATTGTCTGCGACCATCTGCTCAAGAATTGCTAATGTTATCATATTATTCCTCCAAAGTATTTCTTAAGATAATCGCCACTCATTATTGTATTGGCGGCGTTCTCCATGTAGTGCTCTGTAGCGGGGTTTCTGTTCGGCCCTTGCTCCCTAATCCAAGCATAATCCACCACAAAGCCGGCAAATGCCCCACCAGCTATAACCTCTAAAGTGTTGGCATCACTTGTTTCGTGTACACGAATAGTATTGCGCAACGCTCCAGTTACATACGGTGCGTTTCGTCTTGCTTGAGCGGCGATATCAAAGCCCATCCTGAACAACCCCGACACAGCGTTTTTGTTCATGAGTGATATCTTGGCATTGTCCCATTTCAAGTCAACTGTCGCTACATTAGGCATTTGTCACCTCAGTAGGTAGCACCTTCAACTCGATGTGCTCTATTCTGCCAGTGTGTTGGTTTTTTCCAACTCCAGCATCTACTATCATGTAGTAACAGTCGTCTGCTGTGTTATACAACATATAATTGGTGACCAAAGCCGTCACAATCTGGCTTGTAGTCATCAATTGGTTCACTTCTTTTGGCATTTGGCACGGCTTCACATACAGCAACATATCCGAGTTAATGGCCTCCGGAGTAGTGTTAATATCTGAATTGTAACCTTCGTCAATTATCACATCCAAACCATTAAGGGCATTAAAAGTATTGCCCACAACTGTGCCATGTTGGCACGTTCCAATGACCCAAACCCCGCTAATTATGGCGTTTGGGAATGCGTTAAAAATTGAAGTATCCATTGTTGTATTGTCCACAACAGTGATACGCTGAACGCTCTACCTTAATCCCTGTATCATTTCCACAATTGCTATATTTCTCAATTATATCTCTGTACTGGTGATAGATTTGCTCAAAAGCGTTGGTGGCACTATTGTTAAAGTTAATCGTGAAGTTCCTGACACTCTTTGACTCTATAATATCAGGAGCGCCTTGAAACTTCAGAGTTGCACAAATGAAGTTTGCCAACAGTAATGCTAAATCTTGGTTTTCATCTGTCAACTCTGGGAATGTTTCAAGGCATAGGAGTGAAGCTAGCCGAATCTGCGCTATATTCAAAACATTCGCCCATTGCTCATCTGAGTAACATAACTTCTGTCCAGTATATAGGTTATAATCGGCTAACTCCATTGTATCCTCCTAATTAAGCGCCAGTAGAGCCAAGACCCTTAATAGCGGCTGCTGATTTGTATTTAGTCAAAGTACCAGCGATTGGCATCTCATTCAATAGGATGTTCTGGTTGTTAGAAACATCAAAGAATGGATAGACCCGTGGGCTTCTCTCGCCGGTGGTAGTGTAACCATTGCGGACTAAGAGGTAAGCATCGTTGACCGTATCATATTCCATCCACATCGGGCTGAATACTCGTGCTACACGGAAGATATCCTCAGCGCTTGCACCAGGCTCGATCAGGTAGCGGTTGCCAACCTTAGCTTGGAAAGCAGCAGTCAACACGCTTGGCTTCACAACCAAGATTTGCTCACCTTCAGAGCGAATCCATTGGCGAGCACCAACGACACCATCATAGAGGTTGTCGCCAGTGTTTACAGTGTAGGTAGAAGCTACCAAGTTACCATAGCCAGAGGCTGCGGCACAGTCTGCGTTGATTGGGAACAGACCAGTGTTGGTGGTTGAATCGAACATCCTGTAGTCTGGGTCTGTGCCAGTAGGTGCAGTCCTACCGTCACCGATAAAGATAGCACGCTCAATTGACAGAAGGATCTGGTCAAGAAGTTCACGTGAGCGGAACTCTAAGAGCTCAGGATTCTCATAGATCTCCATCGCATCGATAGAAAGCTTCTTGTAGATCATCTTGTCGTAAGCAACACGAATGGTGTTGGTGATAGCTTCGTCAGCCTTTTTATCACCCTTTTTGTGACCTTGAGCTTCGTTGCCATAGTCAGCAGTACCAGCCAAAGCGTTGTTACGGATACCACGGCCATTAGTACCACCGATGTGGAAGATGTAGCTCAAAATTCCATCATTGTGTTCCATCGCTTCGGTAAACATATTGGTGATGTTTAGCGGAGTGCCAAGACCAGTGATGGCATCTTTTGTTTTGTCTGCAAATACCGACTCAAACTTTGAATCGAATTTGAAGTTCGAGGCTTTCAAAGCATCCCGAATAGCGTTTGCACGGAAGGTTTTAGCCTCTGCTTTTGCGTCCTTAGACACAACTGGAAGTTCGTTTTTCACAACTTTGTCCCTCGTATAAATGTTAATATTATGTACCACAGTATCCTTGCTT